GCGCGGCGATTGGCTTCGTGTTGCCAGTGGAGCGCGTAATGGCCGCCGATCTGCTCACCGATGGGCGTCCCCGTCTCATCCCAACCAGGGGCGTTCGGACTATACGGACTCAGCCCAGGATCCGCACGTTCCCCGCCTACGTTTTCATCGACCATGTTGTTACGGCTCCAGCACCGTGATGCGTGCCTCGTGATCGGCCAGCGTAGCAGTTATCCGGCGCGCCCAATCCTCGATCCGCCGCAGGTTCTCCTGGATCTGCCGATCAGCGGCCCTTCGATCGACGGCGTCGTCGGTGCGATTGACGGACAAGAGCGGCGTGAGAGAGAGCGTATCCGACGTGGCAACCATCACTCGACCTCCGCGTAGATGTCATGCAGGCGGACCTGCGCGCTGCCCACGAAGTCCAGCTTGACCTGGAACGTATAGCCGCTGGCCGACCCCGCGCGCCGCGCCTCGAGCACGGGCTCATCGACGAGGTTGAAGCCGGTGAACAGGTAGGGCTCGTCGCCGACCGCCGTGAGGACCTCCTCCTTGCGCCTGCGGATGTTGTCCCGCCACTGCGTCGTAACGGTCGACATCTTGTAGAAGGCGCTCTGCGGGATGCCGACGCCCGACGCCGCGAACGTGCTCCACATGTCGTATCGCATGCCGATGGCGTCCACCTTCGTCGGCTGGCTGCTCTTCGGGGCCAGGAATGTGCTGTGGACCGACATCGACCGTGCGCCGATCACGAGCCACTCGCTGCCGGTCAGCGTCACCGCCGAGTCCAGCGTGATCGTGCCGACGCCAACCGAAGCGATCGTGCGCTGATACTTGACGCGGGTCTCGCCCGGCTTGGCGTCGTAGCACACCAGCACTGGCACACCGACGCGGTTCGCAGCGCTGTCGGTCACAGTCAGCGTCGAGACGGTCCCGGTCTCCAGCGGCACCTCCTTCGAGATGTCGCGCTGGAACAGGCCGAACGCATCGTCGAGGGCGTAGATCCGTCGGTCGTTGCCGAGGAAGAACACGCGCCGCTTGCCGTTGTCGTCGTAGCCCAGCGTCATCCACTGGATCGCGATGGCCGACGGTGGCCGCCACACGCTCCAGGCTCCGACCTTGAAGCTGTAGACCAACACCTCGTCGCATGGGAAGCGCGATTGGATCTGGTCGGCTTCCGTGTCGTGATCGGCAGCCATGGCCCAGGTGTAGTTGGAACCACGGTAGTTCACGAACACCTCGTTGGCTGTCCCGGCGAAGCGGTTCGCGAACACGCCGAAGTAGAGCAGCCCGCGCTCCGGGTCGTAGCACGACCACGAGTGGCGCATCATGCCCTTGGAGTCCGTGAGGTAGCGGGCCGACTCGCCCATGAAGAACTTCTGCAACGGCTCGCCGATCCACTGGAAGCCGCCGAGCATCATGCATGGCCCGCGGTCGCTCATCCACGCGCAGCCTGACTCGAAGGACACCATGCTGTTCGCTGAGATGCAGCCGAACTGGTCCGATGCGATCTCGGGCGTCGCGCCGATCGGGCTCTGCGAAAAGCCGAGGTAGTAGGTGCTGTTCTTCGTGCAGACCACCGCGTGACCACCGGCATCGCCGATGCCCTCGATGTCGTTGGACTGCTCGTTGCTCACCGGCGTCGTGTTGGTCGCCGGGACGATGTTCGGGTTGTCGGGCTCGCTGATCTGAAGCTGGCCCTGCGGCAGTTCGATGTAGGCGGTCTGCAACCTGGAAGTCGAGCCACCGTAGTCCTTGTCGATGACGAGCGGCGTGTCGGTGATCCTGTACCGGATGTCCGGGCGACGGCCGTTGTGATCCAGGGTAGACGCCGGGATCCATCCCATCACCGTGTTGACGAGCAGGTCGAGCCTAGACCTCGTCCTCGGGTATGGGAACATCTGCCGGGACAGGATCATCTGGCCTTGGTAGGCCGGCGGGATCGACTTGCCAGCGCACCCGAAGTCGGTCTCCGCGCCCTCGAAGACGTTGAGCAGCACCGGGAAGGCAAAGTCGTTCCTGTGGAGCGACCCGACCTCGTCGTGGTTGTAGCTGAACCCATCAGTCAGGCTGCCAACACGATCGAAGTTCATCGACAGCGTGCCACTTCGCAGGTGCTGCGACTTGCCGGCGTTGCCGAGCGCTCCACCGAAGAACGTGAAGTTGCGGATCGTGCGCACCGCCTTGCAGCCCATCGGCATCTGCTCGATGGTGTCGGGGATGAAGCCGGTCTGCTCTTCGAGATCAGTGTCCGACTGGTACTCGGCGATGTAGTGGAGATGGAATGCGAACTCGTCAAGCGAGCTCCAGGCGTAGAGCCCGTACTTCGAGCTTGCCGTGCTGCCGTGACCGGTAACGCTGACGACGATGGTGCGGTCGAAGTAGAACTGCGTGCCGCCAGCCTTGGTTCGGTAGACGTTCACGGACAACGCCAGGCACTCGTGCAGCAGGTACCCTGGGAACATCACCAGGAAGTCGAACTTCTGACCGTTCACTCCAGCGCCATCCGACGTGACCGTGATGGGCTCGCTGCACAGCCCGACTTCGCCGGTGCCGTTGTCCTGGTATGCGAACTTGAACTTGTAGATTCCTGCTCGACCAGGCTGCGCCGCACCGCCCCACTGCTGCTGCGCGAACGCCGTGCTGCCGTTGTTGTGGAACGACGTGCCGACCGTCTTGTCAGGGTCTTCGTAGCAGACCGCCTTCGGGACACCGAGCGACCTTGGCCTGTCGTAGATGTCGTTGCCGAAGCTCGACAACCCGAGCGCTGGCGTGCTGTTGTTGTAGTTGATCGGCGTGACGGCAGGCACCTGGAACACGCACGAGTAGCCTGGCGCTGCAAGCAGGAGGCGGTTGCCTGCGACGTCGGGCGACACCCGGTACGGCAGCGCCTTCTGCCGACGCCGCGACCTCGGGTAGTTCGTCACACCGCTCTTGCATCCAGGGATGATGTCAGCATCTGCCGAAGGGGCAGTGCCGCCGCTCGCCGTATCGGCGAAGTCGCGCTGGCGGTTGGCGACGTGCGCCGGGTGCACGGCTTCGATTGGCACGTCACTGTCGGGATCGCCGAGCGACAGGCAAGTCCACGTCGTCAGACTCTCAATGTCGTCCGAGATCGGGCTGGTGGCGTTGTCGGTCTCGGTGACCTTGGCGATGAAGCCTTCCGTGTCGTACTCGGTCACCGCTGCGGTGGTCGTGGTCTTCAGGACGAGCCGGTCCAAGATGATGGCTTCGACGACGTGGCCCTTGTCGTTCAGCGCTGCCGCAAGAGTCCCCGTGATGCCGGTGAGCCACACGCGGCACACGATCGGTGGCGTCGATGCCGTCCAAGCCCACACCGCGTTGAAGGTCTTCGGCGTCACGTCCGCTGGCTCGTTCAGTTCGATCGTGATCTTCGTGCCGCTGTCGGACACCTTGGCGACGCGGACCCACAGCGTCCTGGCGGCGTTGTAGATCGGCTCCCGGCGGAAGTCGCTCTCGCCGACGATTCGCCATAGGCCCCCCATCTGTTCGATGCAGTGCAGCGTTGTCGGCTCGGTCCAGATGCGGAGGCTCTCGGCCGGCGCCAGGTTGTGCGTGTAGTAGTAGCCTCCAGAGAAGGACCACACCGAGCGGTGCGCGTCGAAGTGGGTCTTCCTGTAGCCGACGTTCGTGTCCTCGCCAGCGTTGCTCCACTGCTGCGTCTCCGGGTCGATGACGCAGACGTAGCCGGGGAACGTGCGGATCTCCTTGCCGTCGCTGGAGACGTAGCAGTTCTCGAGCAAGGTGAACTGGCCTGGCGCCGTCTTGCTGAGCGTCGTGGTGCCACCCCACGGCAAGCCTGGGATCTTCAGCGAGATCGGTGTCGCGGCGGGCGATGCCATCAGAGGCTCCAGGACGAAGGCAGCGGCCAGTCACCGTCCGTGCCGTCGGCGTCCATCGACTGGTCAAACTGCTGCTGAAACCGCGCCGCATCGCGCAGCATGAGCTGCCAGAGTTCCTGCGCCTTGGCACCGTAGAGCGCGATCGCGGTGGCGTTGCCGGACGACTCGGCCAGTCCTCGGCAGGTCAGCACCGTCACCAGTTCGATGTGCTCGTGCGGCACAAGGCACACGTCGTCGTCCTCGGTCATGTCGTCAGGCGCGATGCGGTAGAACACCACCATCGGCGATTGCATCGTCTGGTCGAACGAGACGATGAAGCGGCCCTCGTTGCCGCGCCCTACCGCGCGCCACTTCACCCGGCGGCCAGGGTAGCGCGAGTCCTCGAAGCGGATCGGCCTCGACATCGTCAGCGGCAGTTCGGCCGACTTCGGGTAGTTCGCCGACAGCGTGATGGTGTCGCGGATGCGCAGGAACCAGGCGTTGTCGCCGAGGCGGTTGTAGATCTCGCGCAGGCTCTCGTTGATGTAGTAATCGACGGAGTCGGAAAGCGTGTCGGTCGATGCCGTGATGCGCTCGTAGCGGCGGCGCACGCGCGTGCGGATCGTCGCCAGGGTGTCTCGGCTGGCCGACGGCGTTGTCGCATCCGCGATCGCCGACCGGGCCGCCTTCCACGCGACGTAGCGCCGCTCGCCCTTCGTGATGTAGCCTTCCTGGTTCGGGTGAACTGTGTCGGCGGAGTAGGCGATGTCGGAGACGTCCACCGCCTCGGACGTGATGTCGTCCGCCGCGAGTTGGTCGATCGCCGTGTTCACCGTCGAGGAGTAGGTGCGGGTCACAGACGGTCCGACGCGGTCCATGATCCACGGCACCGACGACGCCTTCAGGGTGGTGTGGCTATTCGCGACCAACCAGGATCGGAACTTGGCCCGCAGCGTGTCCATGTTGACGTGGAACTGCGCCGCCTTCTCCGCATTGATCGAGTCGTTCGTCCCCAGGCACCAGAACACCCCCTGCACGTCGATCGCGCCGAGGATGCCGGCAAGCGCTGTGACGTAGCCTTGCAGGACGCCGTAGAGGCCGTTGGTCGCACCCGGTCGGAAGTCGAGGTGCTCGACGTCCACGGTCCATGAGAACGCGCCACCGGAGAACAGGCCAAGGGGGAACAACGGCAGGAGGTTGCTGAGGTTGAACGACGCCAGCGTTGCGCCGCCGGCCGAGACGTTGATGCCGTAGATCGCGCCCTCGTGGTCCGATCGCAGGCGCCACATCGTTTCGGGGATCGCGTTGATCGCGTCAACGACCGGGTGCGCACCCGCGACGAGCGGGCCACCCAGGTAGTTCGGGTAGTGGTAGGGGTCGCTGTAGCTCGTCGCCGAGGCGTCCTGGTAGAAGCGGAGGTTCCTGACAGCGAACTTCGCTGCCGTGATGTCGGCGATCGTGTTGACCGTGTTCGCGCCGGTCATTTCACGCAGGCCGCCGTTGACGTCTGGCGTGGTCGCAAGCGCCGGTGCCACGACGATGATGTCACCGCTGGCCTTGGAGACGATCCGCCGAACTTGCCCTTTGCCAGTCCCGTCGGTGACCTGCACCCAGGTGTTGGTCAGTCCGGCCCAGTCCGGGGAACTCGCGTTCTTCGTGATCACGGTCGTGTTCGCAACCGCATCGGTCACGAGCGAGGCGAAGCTGTGGCTGTCGGTCCAGAACTCGAGAACGCTCGTCGTATCTGGCGTGACCGTCCATGTGCCCACGGTGACTGCGGTGGTTGACACCTGGAGGGTGATCCTGCGGCGTTGCCCCTGGCCGGTGCCAGAGAGGACGTAGACCCATCGGTCGACATCGGTCACCGTGCCGGTGAAGATCGCAACAGCCGTCACCACCGTCGTCGGAGTTGCCGATGCCACCCTCGACGTCGTCGTCACGCCATACGGCATCTTCGGCGACAGCATGTAGACGTCGGGGATCGAGACGTCCTTCGGCGCTGTGCCTGGCCACGCGGTGCCGGTCCAGCGCGTGAAGTCCTCTGCCGTCACAAGGCTCAGGTTGCCAGAGCCGTACTCGATCGAGTCGCCAGCGAAGATGAAGACCTTGGCTACCACGGGTCAGTCCTTGAAGAGGAGGTCGTCGGCCTTGAGCTTCTCCTTCAACTTGCCGATCGACTGTGTCGTGGTGGAGAAGTGGTCCTTGCCGAACTGATTGGAGCGCATGCGATCCAGCTCACGCGGGATGCAGGCGATCTGACGGAAGCCGCCTTTGATCGCAGCCTTTTCGTTTTGGATCGCGAGCTTCCTCTTCTCGCCGATGTGCTTCTCGTAGCGACGGTGCTGGGCGGCAACGTCGGTGTTGCCGTATTCCCAATTCACCGGGACGCTCATGGCGTCGAGCTTGAAGTCACGGGTGCGGCCCCGAACGATCGTGCCGCCATCCCAATTCATGACCTGTTCCGCTGTGCCACCGCACTTGCACGGCATCGCATCCGGGTGGGACGCGATGCCTAGCCAGTGTTCCTGACGCCCCTCGCAGGAGGGGCACTCATAGGTGTAAGTCGGCACGGTCAGAAGTCACGCTGGTCAGAAGTCACGATTCGACTAGATCGCGACTGCGTTGACGATCGCAGCGCCCGCGCTCGGGTTGCGGCAGATCAGCCCGGACTCGCCAACGCAGAGGCCCTGCTCGAAGTCGCCCGTCTTGCCGAGGCGCGAGAAGGTCATCGGGCGCAGTTCGCCGATGCTGTAGTACTCGGGCTTGATCAGCGCGAGCACCTCGTCGTAGAGCACGGTCGTGGACGATGCGTCCGACTGCGAGATCGACACCGACTGGCCGGGCAGTTCGAGTTGGCGGCACAGCGAGATCTTGACGGCTCCGAAGTCGGTCTCGTAGACGTCGATGGTGTCGATCAGGGCGCGCTGCTCGGCGCCGATCGTGCGCTCGTTGATCGCGCCAACCGCGGTGTGCGCGAAGGTCGACACCAGGTTCTTCATGCGCGCGCTGGCGAAGCCCACCGCACCCGCCTGCTCGCCCGTGTTGCGATACCACGGCGCCATCAGGCTGTCCTTGAACATCGCCTGATCCATGGCGAGGCCGCCAGCGTCGTAGGCCCAGGAGGCCGAGTTGCCGAGCGGGACCGAGGAGGTCGAGCCGAAGTTGTTGTCGTGGCCGTCCACGAGCGTGCCGGTGCGGACGCCGAGCTTGGCGCGCGACAGGCCGGACTTCAAGATCCAATGCATCAGGCCCTGGGTCTGCCGGATCGCCAGGTACGGTGCGCCGGTGCCGTTGGTTGAGTCCATGTCGGCGCCCGACGTTTTCGTGCCGGGGCTCCACCAGAAGCTGAACTCCTGCATGTTCAACAGCCCCTTCATCGTCTTCATCAGCTCGTGCGCGAAGCGATCGGCGATGGCGTAGGTCGAGACGACCTGCTCGGTGCCTGACACGGAGAACTGGTCACCGTAGATCTGGACGACCGACTTGATCTTGTCCTGGAACTCGGGAGTCCGGTCCGTGTAGGTGTGGCCTTCGGGCTTCGCGAAGGTGCTCGCGCCGGCAGCGCTGGCATTGAAGACCGAGCTGGCCCGGTTGATCAGCGCCGTCGAGAAGTAGTCGAGAGGGAAGGTCTTCTCGGGCTGGTCCATCCCTTCGCGGCCCAGCAGTTGGTGCAGGGTCGTGTCGAGGGGAAAGAGGTTGGACATGATGTCCGAGACCGACTCCTTCAGGAGCGTCTCATTCACCGGGCCGACGGTGGCAGTCGGCCATACCATGTAGGGAGTCGCCATTTCGTGCTCTTGTTACCGAGGGCTTGTTCCGAACAACCGATGCACGCGCGCGAACAGTTCGTCTTTGGCGAACTTCTTGGTGGCGTTGACGTCGCCCTTGTCCCTGGCCTCGTTCATCTTTTTGACGAAGTCCTGGGCGGGGGCGGCGCTGCGAGCTGGCGAAAGGCCGCCAACCGGCAAACCACCAATCGCGGCTCGATTGACTTGGTTGCGCTGAGAGGGGAACAGGTCGTCCGAATCTTCGCTGCGAGCGAGCAAGAGAGCCTGTTGGCTCGTCAAGTTCGGGTTGCTCGCTTTGATGTTCATGACCTTTGCAGCCTGCCCTGGGTTCAGACCCATCTCCGCAGCCATGCGGTACTGATCGCGTTCGGCCTCGATGGGCTTGAGACACTCCTCGGCCGCGGTCTTCGCGACTTCGGCCATCTCATCCATCAGGGACGACAGGTCCTCAGCACTCAGGAACTGCTTCGACTTCTCGGCAAGTTCCCCCCGTAGCTTGTTCACCTCTTCGCGTGCGGCCCTCTTTTCGCTGCGCTCTTTGGCTACTGCTTTGGCGGGAACCAACTTCTCCGGCTTGTCTTCTACGATCTCATCGACTGCATCGACTTCCGGTTCCTCGGGGGACGATTCCGACATACGTTTCGGTCCTGGTGAGCCCGTGACACCCGGCTCGCGGGATTGGCCTGGGAACTACTCACCCTCGTCCAGCCACACGACGAAGGGTCAGATTCATGCGAGTATCTTACGGAGGTCCGCAAGTCGCTCGGCCTGGATGCTAATGTCCGTGCGGATCTGGTCAACCTCCTGCTGCGATAGAGGCTTTTGTGACAGCATGGCACTGAGCGCTCGCGCATAGCCCTGGTGGAAGCCGAGGTCGTAGCTGTCCAGGCGCTTGCGCACGAGCGAACGAGCCAAGCCGTCGTAGATCTCGCCAAGTCGAGCGGTGAACTTGTCCCACTCGGGATGCTCGCGAATCACCGCAACCGCCTCGCTCAGGATGAGATCCGACGTCGCCGCTGCGATCTCGCGCTCGACTTCCGCCGCTTGGCGAGCGTAGTCGTGGAGGATCGGCTCGGGTTCAGTTGGGTTCATAGCTCGTTGTCGCTCTGGTTGGTGGTGCGGCCCGCGCGCCCGCTGCGCCCGTACTTGCGGGAATCGCTCGGCCCCGGATTCTCACCAGCCGTCTGCCCGCCAGGACCACCACCGTCGGCGAGGTCCTGCAGGGCGTTGCTCATGCCACCAGGGGGTGGGCTCGAGCGCCCTGACTCGGCTGACTGGCCACCGGCCTCTGGAGGCGCCATGGACGGGCCCTGGGGCTTCCTGCGCTGCTCGGCGCGCTCCTTGGCCTCCTGGTGCTGCTTCATGCGCTCGTGGGTCTGATCGTGCGCCAGGACCACACCGCGAACATGAGGCGGCATCAAGTCGTCGGGATCGAGCGCGCGTTCGACCAGGAACCGCATCTTCTTGCGGTGGTCCTTGTGATCATCGTCCTCGTCGACCTCGATCTCCTCGCCTGCGATGAGACCCTCGTTCTCCTCCTCCTGGGACCGCAGCCGATCTGGCGGCGTCGGCATCTTGACGAGGCGGTCGGCCTCCTGGACGCCCACGAACTCGCGAAACAGCTCGTAGAGGATGCCGACCTGGTCGATCGCGCCAGGGTTGCCGGCGATGAGCGGCATGCCGCTGTTCATCACGGCCTGCAGCCCGGTCGCCTTCATACCGTAGGTGCGGAGCGAGGCGAGGCCGACCAACTCGAACTTGACGTCGTCGAGCAGGTCGGCCGGCGACATCACGAGGTGGGTCTTGCGCATGTCCAGCGCGCGCTTGCCGAGCACGGGGAACTCGACGTCACTCGGGCTGAACTGCAGGTTGAGCTTCTGGAAGATCGTCAGGATCTGCTCCAGGCCATCGCCAACTGAGCGGATGATGCCGCGCGTGCGACGGTTGCCTTCCTGGAGCGACAGGGTGGCCTCGGTGGCGGTGCCGCCGTCCTGCTGGCCCATCTGGATGCGGAAGGCGCCGACGACCTCCTCGAGGTTCCTGGTCAGCATCGAGATCGCCAGCGGCAGCGAGCGCAGGAAGCCGTCGGGGATCGAGGTGAAGCGGATGTTCGCGACGCCGGGGTAGATCTTGCCGGGCGTGACGCGGTAGAGGTTGTCCGGCAGCTCGCCCTCACCGTCCGCGAAGCCGATCGGGCAGCCGGCGATCGCGGCGCCGCGCAGGAAGATCTGGTGCAGCCGGTCGATGTGCTGGTTGAGCCGCACCGCGTTGTCGAACACGCCGGTGCTGTAGAAGTTGTGGCCGGTCTTGGCGACCCGCATCGTCGCGTAAGGGCGATACTGCCCGTCGAGCGGGTTCGGGCGCAGGTCGAGCACGGTCTTGCCGCCAGCCACCACGAAGCAGACGTCCTCGTAGGTGTCGTCGTCGTTGATGCTGTAGAGGCAGTTCAGGAAGACGACCTCGATCGGATCCGGTCGGCCGTCGTTCTTCGGCGTGCGGTCGCGGTTGCCGGAGAAGCGGGTGGTCGGGTCGCGCGTCCAGGAATACTGATCCTGCTCGTTGCCGAGCGTGGTCGCCTTGCCGGCATCCAACTCGTCGAGGTTGGCCCAGCCGCGCTTCTTCCCGAGGCGGCGGATCTCGTCGATCGTGAGCCACACCCGGTGACCGCAGTATAGCGCGTCCTGCGGGTTGGTGGACTTCGGGTCGATCATGAGATCGAACGGGTCGACGAGCTTGGCCTTGGGGCCGTTGTAGTCGACGAACTCCTTGCGCTTGCCGCGCTTCAGCTTGCGCGAGGGCTTGCCGCTATCGTCGTAGACCGTCGTGATCTCGCGCGCCTGACGCATCGAGGTCTTGGTCTCCCACCAGATGTACCAAGCCGACGCCTGGGACACGAGCATGTCGCGCAGGGACGGCTGGATCAGGTCGCGGATCTTGGCCTGGTCGAACTCCCAATCGAGGTAGGCGGAATTGGCGTCGGCCTCGGCGCGGTTGGTGTAGCGGCGCGGGACGATGCGGAACCACGGATCCTTCTCGAGGATGATCTCCTCGATGCGGGGGATCATGGTCTCCATCGCCTTGTAGATCTCGGGGACGTGAACGTCCTCGGGGCCACCCTTCTCCAGGGTGTTGCCCTGCAGCATGTAGTCGATCGCGCGCCACCGCCGATGCAGCGACGTCATCAACTCGCTGTGCTCGGCGACGATCCCGGTCACGAGTCGCAGCGCGTTCTTCGCCTTCTCGGGATCGAGCGCCTGGTTCTCGGTGTCGATGCTGGCGTCGTAGAGGGCTTCCGCCTCGCGCGGAGTGAACTCCCCCTCGTCCTGCGGGATCGTCGTCGTCGAGGACACGGCGTTACGCGATGAGCGTCAGCATGCCGGTGGTGTCGTGGGCCGACTCGAACTCGCCCCAGACGGACTGGAAGCGAACCGGCATGTCGCCCGAGTTCGCCTGAAAGGCCATCATCGAGGGGATGAGATTGACCTGCGTCGGGATCAGGATCTCAGTTTCGACGATGGAGTTGCTGGCGAATGCCGTGGCGCCGCCGCCGTGACCTGGCCACAGCGCAGACCCACCGATGCCGACTTCGTTCGGCGCGAACACGGTGGCTCCTATCGAGATACCTGCGATCGGGGCCGTCGATGCGGCGTCGCGGCCGATCGCGCTGGCGACGTAGCCTTTGATCTTGACGACCTTGTCGCCGGCAGCCGCTGCCTGCGTGAACAGGACCTCGGTGGTGTTGCCGAATCCGAAGAGTGCCGGGGCCGCGATCGTGCTCACCCAGAACTTGCCGGGACGCGCGATCGGTTGCGTCACGCTGCCGCGGAAGTCGTTGACGATGCCGTGTTCGCGGTTGGCGGTGATCAGCGCGCCGACAGCCGCGCCGGTGACGTTGAACGCCGTGCTACCGATCGCGAAGGTCGTCGTGGCCCAGGACGTATAGGGGACCGACAGGATGGTGCCGTCCGTCAGAGTGATGTTGACCGTGCCGGTCTGCGGGGTGTCGGGCAGGATTGCATGCCCCGCAACGACAGCGGTTTCGCCGCCGCTGGAGAGCGCAGTCGCGAGGCTGTAGGCGTGAAGTCTGACGTCCGTCTTGACGTAGCGATACATCACGAAGACGTCGGCATTGGAGGCGTAGCCTGCGACATTCGTGGATGCCCGGACGTAGAGCCCGTAGCCGGTGGGACCCTCGACGCAGCCGTCGGTGTTGTCGACGCGGATGCGCGGGGCGAGGCGACCGTGGTGGCCGTGCATGTGCGCCACCGTCACCAGGTGGGCGGTCGCTGCCTTGGTGGCGACGCCGTTGAAGAACGTGCCGGTGCCTTCCCAGAAGCCGAGCGACAGGTAGTCATCGGCGGCGACGTAGTTGTGACCGGAGACGTAGTAGCCGAGCACTTGGATGCGGAAGCCGGCGATGGCTGCCACGATCTGCTTCGGGGTGCCTGCGACGGTGACCGGTGCGAAGACGACGTTGGCCGCGGTGGCGTTGTCGCCGCTGAAATCGGTCAGTGTGATCGTGAAGGTCGAGCCGGTCCACGCCGAGTAGGTGATCGTCGAGACGGCGCCCGAGTTGCGGGTGACCGCGATGCTTCCGGTCTGTGGCACCCAGGACGGGATCGCCGCTGAGACCACGACAGATGTCGCCGTCACGCTGGTCAGCGTCGTGCCGAGCGCCATGGTCTTCCGCCGGGATGAGGCGACAGCGGCCATGGTCGGGCCGAGCAAGCCCTGCTCCCGCGCCGTCGCGAGCGTGTACTTGCGGTATGTGAACGCCACGGTGCTGCCGACGCCGGCGCTGCTGGTCTTGAACTTGATGGTCTGCGACGGCTGCAGCACGAGGTTGCCCTTGGGGCGCAGTCGAACGACTTCGGTGTGGGCGGCGTTGGGCTCGGCCTCGAAGTGGATCGGGCACTCGACGCCGTTGATCTCGGCGGTGACGGTGACGTTGCCTGAGCTGACGAATACCGGGGTGGCGGCTTGAGCCGGAGAGGTCGCTCCGGTAGCGTTGAATGCGGTGGCGCCGATCTGGAAGGTCGCCGTGGCCCAGGACGTGTAGGCGATCTCGGAGAAGATGCCGCTGTCGCGCAGGATCGTCAGTATCCCGGTCTGCGGCACCCAGGACGGGATGTTACTGGCAACGACAATTGCAGTCACCGCGGCGCCGCTCAGAGTTGCGTTGTTGGCGAACTGGTTGTCGAGCGTCGCGGACCGCAAGGTCAGTTCGTCGATGAAGGCGATCTCGTTGGCGCCGCAGGAGACGTTCGTCGTCGCGGAGAAGGCCGTCGTCAGACCTCCGGTCGCCGCCCGCGCGTAGCGCATCACCCGCTGGTCATAGGCGTCGTAGGTCTTCCGCACCGGGGTCGGGGTTTGCAACGTCGTCATCGTGTGTCGGCCTCTTCCGTTTGGCTCTTCGCCAGCTTGGCCTCTTTTTCGAGGCGCACATAGAGATCTGCCACCTGCTCCCAGAGCCTCGCGATCAAGTTGTTGCCGGGGCACAACTTGCGCAGCCGATCGCGGATGCTCTGCAGTTCCGACAACCGGATCTGCACCTTCGAGTCCTGGGTCAGCGGGTCCGAGGTCAGCTCGGCGCTACGTAGGGTGGTCGAATCGTGGGTCATGGAGCAAGTTGTCCCACCAGTCACCGCTCGTGACGTTCGGGGAGTACTGGGCGACATGGTATGCCTCATTGCGCTCCGCCGTCAAGGATCGGCGCAAGGGCGGGGGGGTCCAGGGCTTGAAGGTGCACTTCCGCCTCACCCCACGGCGGGTCTTCTCGTACTCCAGGATCATGGCCAAGGCGTCGGGGATGTCCTTCTTGGACGAGGACCGCACGAACTCGTCGACCAGCTCACCGGACGGCGACAACGCCTTGGTGCGGGCGTCGTAGTGGCCCGTCGGGTTCCACAGCTCCTTCTCGCCATCGACGTCCATGAAGGTCGCCGGCACGGTGTTGCAGACCCAGAAGCGCCGGTTGGCCATGGGGTGCTGCAGCCGGTTGATGCGCGCCGTCTTCTTGTTCTTCGATGTGCGTGGCATCTCGATCGTGCGCAGCCGCACCTTCCTGGCCCGCTTGTCGTACTCGATCGCCTCGCGGAAGGCAGTCGACAGGTGGGCCTCCTCCCAGCACTCCCCGATGTGGTTCACCATGGCCTGCCAGTGCTCGAGCATCGTGAAGAACTCGTCCACGAACTCGGTCATGGTCCAGTGACCTAACCGTAGGTCTAGCAGGTAGATGTTGTCGCTGGCGTCGAGCGCGACGTAGGCCACCACCGAGTAGCAACCCGAGTCCTCCTGACTGATCGCCGTGTCGGTGACGATGAAGCCCGACAACTGGCGCATGTCGTCACCCCACTTGACGGGCTGGAAGAAGCGCCGCTCGAAGTGGTTGCCGCCCTCGGTCGAGGCGATGTTGAGGTACTGCTTGACGAAGAGGTCCGACTTGCCCTCTAGCAGCATGCCCTGCAGCTTGCCGCGCAGGTAGTCGACGGTGAGGTGCGGGAAGGTGATCCCGGTCTCATCCTCCATCAGGTCCATCTTGCCGTTCTTGCCGTAGAAGACGTCCACACCGACGCCGCACACGACCTGGCCACCAGATGGCGGGGCGAACACGGATGATGCCTGCAGGTCGGCGTAGAGGTCGTCGTCGTCCCAGATCGTCCCAACAACCACCAGGATGCCGCCCTTGGCAACGAACGGCTGGAGGTGCGCGTACTTCGCCTTGCTCTTCTTGTTCTGGGTCGCATTGGTGACGTTGGTGTCGTCGATGAAGTCGTCGACCGCGAGCAGGTTGCAGCGCCCGCCGACCGGCAGCGAGTCCATCGAGAACCCTTGCACCGTCGCGTTCATCAGCGCGGTGTTGCGACGCCCTCGGATCGTGAAGCGGGTCTCCTCCCACGGTTTGCCAGCCTGCTCGCCGAACAGCCGCACCAGGTTCGGGTTCTCGAGTTGGCGGCGGATCGCGAGCGCCTTGTCGCGCGCCATCGCGTCGGTGCGGGCGACGTAGAAGACGCGGATGTCGGGGTTCAGCAGGATCTGCCGGACGATGAAGGCCTGCAGGAGCGTCGACTTGCGCGACTCGCGCGGCGCGATGACGAGCTTGCACTTGATGTCGCGGTCGTCGAGCAGCTCGCAGATCTCGAGGTGCTTGCCGTAGTTGACGATGCCGCCGGTGCCGATGTTGGTCTTCCTGCCACCCTCGGCCTCGTCGTAGTTGAACCCGAGCAGGTTCCGCGCCAGGAACCCGGTGTCCGCCAAGCAGCGTTTCTTGAACGCCGCCGGGTCGCTCGGGACAACTTCAACAGTCACTTGACGTCTTCGACTGCCTCGGTGGACGCAGTGACGGGGCCGATCGAGAAGGGCTTGCCGAAGGCGATCACCCTGCCGCTGACGTCGACACCATCCAGGTGTTGCGCCCACAGCGGCCCAGCCACCCGAAGCCAGCGGCCGTCGATGCGGCGGTCTCGCGTGCGGGCGATCGGCGGGGTGAATCCGGCCTTCGCCGCGCGTTCGCGCCACATCTCCCACTCCTCGTCGATGCCGGGCGGCGGCTTTTCGCCGACCTTCGAGGTGTGGGCACCGCGCTGGATGCCAGTTGGCGTCTTGTCGGCGGCCCTGGCGGCGAGGCGCTTGTCGATCAGTTCGTCGAGCTTCTCGGCCAGGATCGAATTGACCCGCGCCTCGATCTCGCGCTGCTGCGTCAGCGGGTCCATGCCACCTTGGTTGCGCTCTGTGCGCGTGGTGTCGATGCCCTCGAAGACGTGGGCGTGGAAGCGCTGCACGACCTCGGCGACGCTCTCGCTGGTGCGCTCGATCTGGTTGCACTGGCGATAGGTCAGGCCACCCCAGTTCTTGATGCGCGATCCCTCGGGGGTGAGTTGACCCGCCGGCAACTTCTCTACGATCGTGAATGCGATCGACGGGTTGTCGGCGATCTTGTTGACGTAGAACTTCCGAATGCCACCTTCCGGCGACATCTTCGGCAGTGACTGGATCAACGCCTCCAGGGCGGCGCTCAGCATGCTTTCCGTTCGGGCAACCATCGCGCTAATCTAGCACGAATGACGGTGGACCGTAAAGCCTTGGTTGATCGGGACTGGCTCCGCGCCGAACTCGTGGCCCTGTTCACGGATGCGGCGCACGGCGGCGACAAGCCGGAACATCCGGTCTGCGTCAAGTACGCCGAACTGCTATACAAGCTGCTAGAGCCGTCGACCGGCGGCCGTTCCGCGATGAGCGACCTCGACGCCATTCGCCGCTCGGTGCTCGAACAAGACGACGAAGACGATGTCTAGCAGGTATTCCGGCAAATCGGACGGGAAGGTGACGCTCGACGCGGCCATCGTCGCAAAGTGGCGGGTGCACCGCGTCACGCGCCGCAAGGAGATCGACGCCGAGATGTCCCTCCTCGACCCAAAGCAGCACATCAACATGATGAAGTTGCTGCAGGAGGAATACCTGGATCTGGTGGGGGGCAGCCGGCGCACGGCAGCGGAACTTCGGTCGTGGGCCGTGAATGTGGCGATCGAGGAGATGGCCGATTATGGGTAGTAAGCCGACGCAGCGCGCGCTCGCCCACTGCCGCGCAAAAGGGTGGACCGCCGGCATCGTCGAAAAGTGGAACGTGCACGCCGGGATCCGTCAGGACCTATTCGGCTGCATCGACCTAATCGTGCTCGATGGCCAACCCGGCGCGCTCGGTGTGCAGGTCACGTCTGGCAGCAACGTCGCCGCGCGCATCACGAAGTCGCTTGCGGAGCCTCGCCTGCGGACGTGGCTTCAGAGCGGCTCGAGGTTTTCTATCTGGGGGTATCGGAAGATCCTGGCCACGAAGAATGATGGGTCGAAATCGAAGAGAGCTATCTGGAGTCTTCGCGAAATCGAGTTGACCCTTGCTGACCTTCTCCATCTAGAATGACGGTGCTCGCCAAGACCTCTCTCGGCGAGCACCTAGCAACCCGCTTTCGAGGAGCGCGTCGCATGCCGAAGATGCCAGTCTGCGGCTGGGGTCGCACGGAGAATGCGAAGGGATGGCATATGCCTGAGTCCGGTCACCCTCGATGAACTGCCGGAGGAAGAAAGCGGCCGCAACTGACGAATCGTCGCCCTCTCAGGTAGCGATCGCGTTGCCGGCCCGGACAGTCGCCTAGGAACCGTCCGGCTGCGGCCATGCCAGCTCGCTCTTCGCCGCCTCATCATGCGGCAGGCTCGCGAGAGCCCTACCAGTCGGGGGAAGTAGTTGCGTTCTGGCCGGATCGGGCCCGCTCCATTGCCCACAGCGTGGCTGGCCATGTCACAGCCCTTTGGACTCGCCGCGGATGGGGCAGGGAACGTCTCCGCTGCCAGGCCGATCCGATCAGAACATTTATTGAATGTCGGCCGGCTGCCGGGAACGCATGGACCCAGCAGCCGGCCGATCGGTGGAGAACCGAAGGACTGACGTCCCGCTGAGACGGTAGCCTTCCTTCCGGCCTTGTCAAGCGTTACTGTCACGGCATGAGCACCATTCTCGAAACGATCACAAGCCAGGACCGACTCATCATCCACCGCAAGATCGCCGACTCCATGGGGCTCCTGAGTGCCCCTGAGTGGACCGTTGGGGGAGCTGAGATCGAAGGGAGCCGCCTTCAAGGATCTCCTGTGGTGGGGCACGCTTCCCAGGGCCATGAGCGACCATCTCGGTGCCGACGTTCCTGAATACCCTCGGAACGCTTCGGTGTTGATCATCGCCACACCGTACGTCACGCCAAACGGCTGGGAGATCCTGACCGCGGAATGGTTCCCGAAGTTTTCCCAGATCGACGACGGCGGCTGGCTGCGCGGGAAGATCGTGATCGTGAATCGGGGCGAGGGGCGCGACGTCAGGCGATGACGTCACGGCGTCGCCGCCTCTAGGCTCCGCATCGTCACACGCTTCACGTCCGGCCACGGCCCACGGGTGTCGACGGTGATCTCGGCAGCGGTCTTCACCGCGATGTCGCCGGTCAGCAGTCGCGCCGCCTCGCCGACGCTCCACGGCACCGCGACATCGTCACCGACGGCCGAGCCCCACCAGTGCTCGGCCTTCAGCCGGGGGTAGGTGCCCTTCGGGTGCTCGAAGCAGATGAACTGGTTCGCGCGACGGCCCGCGGCGCACAGGTAGCTCACGCGCAGGGTCGGTCGGTTGCCGAGCTTCCTGGCGGCGTGGTAGCTGTAGTGCACGCTGTTCACGAGCCACCGCTCGACGCCGGTCGCGTCGCCGCACTTGTTGCGAATCACGAGCACGCCGTCGGCTGGCATCTCGTCGTGACTCGGCATCTTCAGCGGCCACTTGTGACCGCACGCCGTGCACATCATCACCGCGCTCGGCATGAAGCTGTGGCACTCCGGGCACTCCTTCACCGGCGCTGATTTGGTTGCGGCTTGCTCGCGTGCGTCCTGCGACAACCGCACGTCGTTGATAGGGCCGTGACGCATGACGTTGCCGCCGAAGTCTAAAACGAGCGCGTCGGTCTTCCCTGGCGCCAGTCGTAGTCCACGGCCAACCATTTGACAGTAGAGCACTGGCGACATCGTTGGGCGCAGCAATGCTATCACATCGGTTTGCGGTGCGTCGAAGCCGGTTGTCAACACAGAACAATTCACCAACGCACGGATCTCACCTGCCTTGTAAGCACGGATGACCTCATCACGCTCGTCAATAGGTGTATGACCGTAGACCTCGCCGCATGTGATACCATGGACCTCACGCAACTCCTTGGCGACAGATCCTGCATGCGAGATCCCGGTGCAGAACAACAGCCACGACCTGCGGTCCTCGGCGCGCTTCACGAGTTCGACACAGGACTTCTCGACCAGTCCGTCTACCATGGCGCGCCGCTCGAGTTCCTCGGCAACGAACTCACGCGCACGGACGTGAACGCCCTTGGTGTCGATCGCCGAAGCGGTGCCGCGACAGTGCACGTCGCTGAGGTAGCCCTGCTCGATCAACGACGTCATGTCGCACTCGTAGGCGGTGCCGTGGAACATGCGATCTTCGCCGACGGTGAGCGAACCGCTGTCGGTGCGGAACGGCGTCGCGGTCATGCCGACGATGCGTAGCTCGGGGTTGGTCTTACGCAGGGCCTCGAACAACGACAGGTACATGCCAGCGCCCTTCTTTGGCACCCTGTGGACCTCATCGACGATGACGATGTCGAACCAGCCGAACTTCTCAGGGTGCCTGTGGACCGACTGCAGTCCGGCGAACAGCACGTGCGAGTCGGTGTCGCGGCGGCGCAGGCCGGCTGAGTAGATGCCGACCGACTTGTCATGCGACTGATCAGGACAGATCTGCAGGTAGGCGCCGTGGTTCTGCGCCACGAGTTCCTTGACGTGGGTCACACACAACACGCGCGCCTCGGGGTTGGCGGCGATGTAAGCGGCTTGGATCAGAGACTTGCCACCGCCTGTTGGCACCACGAGAAGCGGGTTGCCGTCGGCGGCATAGTCCCACTGCTCGAGGGCGGTGACGGCGGCCTGTTGGTAGGGGCGTAGGGTGATTGTCACGATAGACCTCGATCATAGGAGGAGTCGGACCGCTTGAAGGCGTCTGGATCGCGTTCGATGCCCATGGTGTCGGTCACATATTCTGGCTTGGGGGCGGGAGCCGCTGGCTTTGGGGCTTCTGGTGTCGTCATGGTCTGGCCAAGGTTACCGACAGAGATCTTGATTACAATACGACTCAAGGCTAGGGTGCCGAGCCGCATGAAGCCAAAGCTCGAAACCCGCCGCGAGGCCGCGGAGTCCGGTCGCCTGAAGTACCTGTCGACATCGTCATGCAGGCGGTGCGACGGCAGGCTGCGCTACACCCGAACAGGTGCGTGCGTGGCGTGCTCACAGGGCGACTCCAAGCGGCTCCACCGGGAGATCAAAGAACTGCTGGAGGCGGCGCTCGACAACGGTGAGGCGTGACCGTGGCGCCTTCCCAGCGCGGCGGCAAGCGGAACAGCCGATCGAACGTGGTCATCCCGAACGACGAGCAGGGCGGGTGATCTCAATGGCCACCTACGAGACGGAGACGTGGCTTCGCGCCACGAAGACCCACCACTGCCCAGTCTGCGACCGGGACCACTTCTGCACGATGGCGCCCGACAACTCGGCCGCAATGTGTACGAAGATCCCGAGCACGAACGAGCGGGACACGAAGAACGGCCCGGCATGGATCCACATCCTCGACGGCGAGAACCGGGAGCGCCAGGAGCGCGCGCAAGAGCCCAAGAAGAACAGCGTCGACTGGGCTTCCCGCCAGGCCGCCTACCGCTCGAGCGTGACGGAGGAACTCGGTGAGGAGCTTGCCGGCATCCTCGGTGTCGAGGCGTTGGCGCTGCAGGAGATCGGTCTCGGGTGGGACGAGGACCGATCGGCTTGGACCTTCCCGATGCACGCGGCCGATGGTTCGGTGTGCGGCATCACATGGCGGCAGCGTGACGGCAAGAAACAACACTACGGCGGCAGTTCCGTCGGGCTGTATCGGCGGGTCGGCGCGCCGGACGACGGCCCGGTCGCGATCGTGGAAGGGGCGAGCGACACGGCGGCCATCCTGTCCTACGGCGAAGTGGACGTGCTCGGGTTGCCAAGCGCCGGTGCGGCCGTCGACTCGCTGATCCCCTACGTGCGCGGTCGCGCGGTGACGGTGATCGGCGACAACGACGAAGGCGCCGGCAAGCGCAGCGTGGACGCGGTGGTGAAGGCGATCCTGGGGTCGGCGTCCTCGGTGTCCGTGGTCTTCCCGCCGCCCGACATCAAGGACGCTCGGGCGTGGCGGGCTTCGGGCGCTCTTTGGTCAGACATCGCAAAGGTGGAGAAAGTGGTGCCTCCACCGCTGAAGACGAAGATCAAGCCGATCGAGGTAGTCAAAAGGTGGGGGTACGAAGGCAAGATCCAGCGGATGGCGACGGGTTTCCCGACCCTGGACCGGATGCTGCGCGGCGGCTTGCCATTCGGCACGGTGACGGTCTTCAACGGCGCCCCGAACGCGAGCAAGACCATGCTTGTGACGGTCCTATCCGACCGTCTAGCTGAGGGTGGCATCACGATCGGGATGCTCGGTGTAGACGAGAATGACGACGGCATCACAACCAGGCTCGTGCAGCGCCGCGGGTGGACTCGGGAACAGGCGGAGGAGCGTGAGCCCGACGATTTGCGCAAGATGGCCCTCGGGCTCACCGAGGTGAGCGAGCGGCTGTCGATCTACAACGACTCCTGGACCATAGACCGGGTCGCGATCGACCTCGCGGAGGACTGCAGGCGCAACGGCACCAAAGGAGTCCTGGTGATCGACTCACTTCAAACCTGCCGTTGTGAACTCGAGGCCGACATGCGGTCCCCCCGCGAGCAGGTCACGGCCAGGATGCTGGCTGGCAAGGCCGCGGCAATGCAGCTCGGCCAGATGGTCATCTTCACCGGCGAGATCGTGCGCTCCGGATACGACGAGCGCGGTAACAATGTTGCAGACCTGGCGTTAGGGAAGGAGTCTGGCTCGATCGAGTACCAGGGGAAGGTCGTCATCTCGGTCCGCGGCACCGACGACGAGAACGTCATCAAGCTCTACATCTCCAAGAACAAGGTCGGCTTCCAGCACTCCAACCCGCGCACCGAAGGGATCTACCTGCGCCTCGACAAAGCCGGCCAGGGTATGACCGAAGTCGATGCCCCCGCCGATGGGTCCTCGAAAGAAGGTGAGACTGTGTCCTTCAAGAAGTCCGCCGAGCTGGCAAAAAAGTGCGCCAGCGTCGCCGTGGCCCTGCTCGAACACCCCGGCGGCCTCGGCACCCGCGAGATCAGGTCGGTCATCAGGTCGGCCGTCGACAAAGCCGGCCAGTCCACGATCGACGACATCCTGTTCCGACTAGGCATCGTCCGCGTGCCCATGGAAGGCCGCCGCATCGCTCACTTCCTCGATGGCAGCAAGGTCGACGCCGAGACATTCGACGCGATCGAGCTGGGCCGGAGAGCCGCGGTCCTCGCAGTCCGACCCCCGGCTGCTGAGTCTGACACCAAGACCGCGGAATAACGCCCTGGTTCAGGTTCGAGAAGGGCTGAATTCTGTCGTCGAATCAGAGCGATCTGACTCTCGAATCAGAGCTATGTGCCGGGATGTGCCGGGATGTGCCGATCATGTGCCGGTCACACGGTGTGTATGTGTGTGCCGTGCCCCCCCCGTAGGGGGCACAAACGGCACATACACACACACCCCGATTTGACATGCTCGGAGAGGATTCGGCACACACGGATTCGGCACATGCGATTCAGGCTCGGATTTGGGTTGCTGGGAACTGGGAGGATTAAGAAGGGGAGGGGAGTCTCTTGTTCAATGGGTCCCCCGCGCGCGTGTGCTTGGCTTCCCCCGGGGGTAGGGT